CGCTGACGATGGCGCTGTCGGGTAACGCACTTGTCACCAACAGCGGCAACATCACGACGATCAACACGGCGTCATTCTTCCGGACGCAGCAGTATTTCGAGCTGTGCGGCAGCCAGAACGCGACGTATGTGACGTTCGAAGCGGCTCTTTCCGCTGCTCTGGCGACGAACACGACGATTGATTACGGCCTGTTCCTGCAATCAGGAACCTCGCCCTACGCACCGACCGATGGCGCGTACTTCAGGATCACGTCTGCCGGTTTTCAGGGTGTCATCAACTTCAACGGTGTAGAAACCACAACCAGCATCTTCCCGTTTACGCACGTCATCAATCAGGTCTATGGGTTCACGGTTGATGTCAACACCGACAAAGTGCAGTTCTGGATCGACGACATCCTGTACGCGACTCTGGACACGCAAGTTTCCAACGGCACGCCGTTCGCATCGCAGGCTCTGCCGGTGCAGATTCGCCACGCAATCGGCGGCACGGCAGCGGGTGCTGCGCTGTCCCTGCGGGTGTTTTCCTACGCGGTGCAGGTCAACGACCAGGGCAACCTGCCGTATTCGTTTATTGCCTCGATGCGCGGCGGCTCGCAACAGGTTCAGCAGGGCGCAACCACGGGCGGTCAGTTGACTACCTATGCGCTGGGCACTGAACCCGCTGCGGTAACGCTCACGGCGTCCACTGCGCCCGCCACGAACACGCTGGGCGGCCTGTTTCTGCTGCCGGTGGCTATCACTCCCGCAGCCAGCGATTACCCGCTGTTCGCGTGGCAGAACCCAGCGGGCACCGCTGCAATCCCCGGCAAAGTCTTCGTCTGCACGGGCGTGATCATCGGCGACCTGTCGGTTACGACGGCGCTTACCGGTGGCCCCTTGCTGCTCCAGTGGGCAATCGGATACGGTTCTACCGCGTCCACCCTGGCGACCACCGAGTCCGCCTCGTTCACGGCGGGCGGCACCACCAAGATCGCCCGCAAGATCCCGCTGGGCGCTCAGGCCCTGGCCGCGACTGCTGCTGTCGGCGCGATTTCGCCCGGCTTCCAGCGCAGTTTCGGCGATGCCCCGATCCCGATCAACCCGGGCGAGTACCTGCACATCATCCTGCGCATTCCTGGTGGAACGGCGACGACGGCTGGCGCTCCGCGTGGATCGGTGGCTGTACTTGGTTACTTCCGGTAGTAAACCACCATGTCACTGCTGCTTGCCTCAGGCGGCGGGGGCGTAACAGCCGACCTGTCGGCAACGCTTGCCAATGTCACGCTATCGGCAGACGGCACGATAACGCTGCCCGTGTTACTGGGCGGTGGCGGCGCATCGGCCAAGCGCCGAGGCCGTCTGCGCGGCGAAGGCTGGGGCCGCGAGCGGGAGATCCTCGAACTGAGTCTGCAGCAGATCGAGGAGCAGAACCTGCGGCAGATCGCCCGGACACTGGCCGACTCCGACCGGCCGCAGGCGCAGCGCATTGCACGGAAGCTGGTCGACTACAACGGCGAGATCGAGCAGATCCAGAGCCTGCGCCGCGAGCTGGCGAAGCTCGAGGTGGCGCAGCAGGAGCGCACCGCTGCCAACCAGGCTCGGCAGCAGTACGACGCAGACATGCAGGCAGCAGCGGCCGAGCTGCGCGCAGTCCTTCGAGACGATGACGACGCGATTGCGGCGATTCACGCTGCCGAGGCCATGGACATCCGGCACGTCCTGGGGATGCTCGGCATGACGATCCACTAGCCACCCGGCTACGGCAACCGCGCGGCCGGATACGCGCGAGTAGGAGACAGCATGAGCGAAGCAGAGAAGCCAACCGACGACCAGGTCGAGGAATCCGAAGAGCAGATCGAAGAAGCGCCGGAGGAGCCAGCAGCAGAATCGGAGCAGGACGATCCGGAGGCGACTGCGGAGCCGGAGAGCGAGCCGGACGAAGTGCAGGTACTGATCGGCGACGAGCAAGCCTCGGAAGCCGACCAGGAAGCCGAGCGGGCACCGCAGTGGGTGCGCGAGCTGCGCAAGTCGCACCGCGAGCTGCAGCGGAAGGTGCGCGAGTACGAGCAGCAGCAGGCGGCAACACCTGCCGCTGCGGTTGTGCAGACTTTGCCGCCAAAGCCGAAGCTCGAAGATCACGACTACGATACCGACAACTACGAGCGCGCGCTGGAGTCCTGGTATCGGCAGCGCGACGATGTCGAGCGGTCGAAGCGGGATGCCGAGCGCAGGGCCGAAGAGGATCGCACCGCGTGGCAGGCCAAGCTCGACGCCTACGGCAAGGCGAAATCCGAGCTGAAGGTGCGCGACTACGACGACGCCGAGCATCAGGTCATGGAAGCCCTGAGCCAGACGCAGCAGGCAGTGGTGCTGCAAGGCAGCGACAATCCGGCGCTAGTCGTCTACGCGCTGGGCAAGAACCCGAAGCGGGCGAAGGAACTGGCGGCGGTGACCGATCCGGTCAAGTTCGCCTTTGCGGTTGCGAAACTGGAGGCACAGTTGAAAGTTCAGCCACGATCTAAGCCGCCCGCGCCAGAGCGCGGCGTCCCGTCCGGCACCGCACCTGTCAGCGGGGCATCCGATGCGACACTGGAGCGCCTGCGGGCCGAGGCCGAGCGCACGGGTGACTACACGAAGGTCGTCCGGTTCCGGCAGCAGCTCAAGGCGAAGCAGCGCGCCTGAGTGTTGGGGCTTGCGCGAGACCTGCGTGCGGTGTATTCTGCTCCGCAAGTGGGTTTCGCCAGCCCTGAAATGGCAGAGAACGAGCGTCCGCCCGGCTAGCAGGGTGAGTGTGAAGTAACAACGGCGAAGAGCCGTCACCACTCATTTACTCTAGGAGCCCACTGTGGCCAACTCATTCTCGAAAGAAGAACGCGTCGCGTTCGAAAGCCTGCTCGAAGGGTTCCAGGACGCGCTCGTCCTGAGCCGTAACGTCGCGGTGTTCAACACCGACCAGCAGATGATGGAGCGCACGAACAACATTCTGTGGCGCCCGCAGCCGTACATCTCGGTTTCCTACGCCGGAACCGACATGAGCGCGAATTTCGACGACTACAGCCAGTTGACCGTTCCGGCAACCATCGGCTTCGGTCGTTCGGTGCCGTGGGTCATGACCGCCACCGAAATGCGCGACAGCCTGCAGGAAGGCCGTCTGGGCGATGCCGCCAAGCAGAAGCTGGCTTCGGACATCAACGTCGCGATCATGAACGTCGCAGCCTTTCAGGGCACGATCTTCGTCAAGCGCACCGCAGCCGCTTCCGGCTTCGATGACGTGGCCGAGATCGAGGCACGCATGAACGAGAAGGGCGTCATGGACAATGACCGCTATCTCGCTCTGTCGACCCGCGACTACAACGGCATGGCGAGCGACCTGGCGAAGAACACCCGCTCGTTCGGCAACGACATCAGCGATAGCGCCCTGCGCCGCGCCTACGTCGGCCGTCTGGCCTCGTTCGAGACCTACAAGCTCGATTACGCGGTGCGCAAGGCTGCTCAGGCTGGCGGCGGTAGTATCACGATGTCGACCCTCGTGGCAGGCAGCAACTACTACGTTCCGAGGGCGACTTCGGTGTCGGCCACCGGCGAGATGAGCAACGTCGACAACCGGTACCAGACCATCACCACGACCACGAACACCAACGTGGCCGCTGGCGATGCGTTCACCATCGCGAACGTGTTCGAAGTTCACGCCATCACCAAGCAGTCGACCGGCGTGCTGAAGACCTTCCGCGTCATCTCGGTGCCGACATCGACCACGCTCGTCATCAGCCCGCCGATCATCAGCAACCAGGGCGGCTCGGACGCCGAGGCGCAGTACCAGAACTGCTCGGTCACGTCGACCTCGGGCACTGCTGCCATCACCTTCCAGAACACCGTCTCTGGCAACATGAACCCGTTCTGGCAGAAGGACGCGCTGGAAATCCTGCCGGGCCGGTACGCTGTCCCGGCGGATGCGGGTGTCGCGGTGATGCGTGCGGCGACCGATCAGGGCATCGAGCTGGTGATGACGAAGCAGTACGACATCAATACGATGAAGACGAAATACCGTCTGGACACGCTGTACGGCGTGGTCAACAAGCAGCCGGAGATGAGCGGCATCGTGATGTTCTCGCAGACCTGATGTAGCAGGGGGCGGCGGAAGACCCGCCGTCCCCAACCCAAGGGCGCAGGAAGACCCTGCCAACCCTCACCGGAGATTACGCAATGTCCAACATCATCGCAGTCAACGGCCGCGCGACCGTCACCGTTCCCGCTGCCGAATCCAT